AAAGGTATTGCCAAGGAACTTGATAAGGCTGTCGAGATGCACAAGAGTCAGGCAAAAAGACTCAGAAAATCTGGTGTATCTGAAGCATGTTGGAAAGGTTATGAAAAGAAAGGTATGAAGACCATGTTTGGAAAGAGATATCCAAACTGTGTTAAGAAAACCAAGAAAGAAGAAGTTGAACTTATTGATGAAAAGAAAGGATGCAACCACACTCATGAAGGTAAAGACTGTCCTGTTCATGGAATGTCTCCATGTGATGGACCTCAAGGTGGAAATGGAGGAAAACCAGGTCCAGATAAAAATTATGTAAAACCTATGGGCGAATCCATAGATGAGGCAGTTAGAGTTCCAGCAAAGACTGGAAACATCATCGATACTTATTTCAACTATAGAGGTAAGTATTATGCTTTAAAGATGTTCTTCCCTCAAATCTCAGTACCCAAAAAATCTGATGTTCAAGATCAGGTTTCTAAAGTATATCCTGGCGCGAAACTATTAACTTTTAACGTTTCAAGCTATGTACCAGGGCAACCACTCCTTCACGTCGAAGGAGCAGCATGGACGAAAAAATCAGGAAAAAATAAAGAAGGTGGACTCAACGAAAAAGGACGAAAGTCTTATGAAGCGCAAAATCCAGGATCTGACCTTAAAGCACCAAGCAAGAAGGTTGGAAATCCCAGGAGGGCATCCTTCTGCGCTAGAATGAAGGGAATGAAAAAGAAACTGACTTCATCGAAAACTGCAAACGATCCAGATAGCAGAATCAATAAGTCACTTAGAAAGTGGAATTGCTGAGTAATTTATGTCTGATAATGTATACCTTGGCAATCCCAATCTAAAAAAAGCAAATACTGCAATTGAATTTACTCAAGATCAAATCTATGAGTTTATGAGATGCAAAGAGAATCCTGTTTATTTTGCTAATAACTATGTTAAGATTATTTCTCTTGATGAGGGTCTGACTCAATTTCACCCATATCACTTTCAAGAGAAGTTAATCAATAACTTCCACAATAACAGATTCAATATCTGTAAGATGCCACGTCAGACTGGTAAGTCTACTACTGTGGTATCGTATCTTTTGCACTATGCAGTATTCAACGATAGTGTTAATATTGGTATCCTTGCAAACAAAGCAGCAACTGCTAGAGAACTTCTAGGAAGGTTACAGACTGCATATGAGAACTTGCCCAAATGGATGCAGCAGGGTATTATTGCATGGAACAAAGGATCTCTGGAGTTAGAAAATGGCAGTAAGATATTGGCAGCTTCTACGTCTGCAAGTGCTGTCCGAGGCATGTCGTTTAACATTCTCTTCCTCGACGAATTCGCATTCGTTCCAAACCATGTTGCAGACTCGTTCTTTGCATCTGTTTATCCTACTATTACTTCTGGTAAAAACACCAAAGTAATTATCGTATCCACCCCACATGGTATGAATCACTTCTACCGTTTGTGGCATGATGCAGAAAAGAGTAAAAATGATTACATTCCCACAGATGTCCACTGGTCAGAAGTTCCAGGTAGGGATGAAAAGTGGAAAAAGACCACTATTAAAAACACTTCAGAAGCACAGTTTAAAGTTGAGTTTGAATGTGAGTTCCTAGGATCAGTTGATACACTGATTGCACCAAGTAAATTGAGGACTCTTATCTATGATAATCCAATCAAAAAGAATGCTGGATTAGATGTATATGAACCATCTCAAGAGAAGCATGATTATGTGATGACAGTTGACGTTGCAAGAGGAGTTGGAGAAGACTACTCTGCATTTGTTGTTGTTGATATCACAGAGTTTCCTCATAGAGTCGTAGCAAAATATAGAAATAATGATATTAAACCGATGTTATTTCCCAATATCATCTATGAAGTAGCAAAGAGTTATAATAGTGCCTTTATCTTATGTGAGGTAAATGATATTGGAGATCAAGTTGCAAGTATTCTTCAATATGATTTGGAATATCAGAACCTATTGATGTGTTCTATGAGAGGTAGAGCAGGTCAGATTGTTGGACAGGGATTCTCCGGTAAGAAAACACAACTTGGCGTCAAAATGTCCAAGACTGTAAAAAAAGTTGGATCACTTAATCTCAAGACTCTTATTGAAGAAAATAAACTTATCTTTAATGACTATGAGATTATTTCCGAGTTAACAACATTCATCTCAAAGCATAATTCATTTGAAGCAGAAGAAGGTTGTAATGATGACTTAGCGATGTGTCTTGTCATTTATGCATGGTTAGTCCAGATGGACTACTTCAAAGAACTGACAGACCAAGATGTTCGTAAAAGATTATATGAAGAACAAAAGAATCAAATTGAACAGGACATGGCTCCATTTGGATTTATAGATGATGGTTTAGACGATGAGAGTTTCTCTGATGGTAATGATAGATGGTTTAAAGCAGATGAATATGGAGATAGATCATTTATGTGGGAATACCTTTCTTAATGGATTTAGATGGTCAGATAAAACTTGGACATCTTCTTTTGCAAGATAGAAAATGTAGATCGTGTGGTGAGATAAAAAATTTAGTAGAAGATTTTTATAGAACAAGAAAGGATAGAGGACCAGTTGCCTCATCATATTCTTATGAATGTAAAGACTGTACAATAAAAAGAATCATGGCAAACAAAAGATCAGACAATCGATGGGAATACCCAGATTGGTAGTTCACGTCACGTTTCCCCTGTGAAAACACTCTTTTTAATAAATATTTTGAGATACACTGAGATCCACGGAGAGAAACATGGCGACTCCTCAATTATCTCCTGGCGTACTAGTCAGGGAAGTTGACCTTACAGTAGGGAGAGCTGATAATGTCTTAGATAACATAGGTGCAATTGCTGGACCATTCAGAATTGGACCTGTTGATGAACCAATTGATATTACTACTGAGCAAGAACTGATTGCAACCTTCGGTAAGCCTCTTTCAACTGACACTCAATATGAGTATTGGATGAGTGCTGCCAATTACCTCTCTTATGGGGGAATTCTAAAGGTAGTAAGAACAGGAAATACGAGCGACACCTTAATGGTGAACGCAAACGCAGGTGTTGGTATTGCATCAACTACCACACTTAAAATTAACAACTACGATGATTATCAGGAAAATCATAAGGAATCTGATACATCGTTCACATATGCAGCAAAGAACCCTGGAACCTGGGGTAACGGACTGAAGGTTTGCTACATCGATGACTTTGCAGATCAGACTGTTGGTATCGCAACCACAAGTCTTGCAAACATCGGCGCAACTATCGGATTCGGTGTTACTGCATCTCTTGATAATCAGGTTATTCCTGGTGCTGGTACAACTTCTGGATTCACTGGATTCCTGAAAGGTATCGTTGTTGGTCTTACCACAGATGCAACAGGGGGAGACAGTAAGGTAGATGTCAAAATTGTTTCTCGCGTAGAAACAGTCGGTGGTGGTTCAACTGAAACAAAGATCGAATATCAAGAAGGTTTTGGTGGTGCATCATTTGGAACATCTGTTGCACTGAACTTCGTTGCTAATACTGGTGTTAATAGCACGGGCCCTGGCGCTGGCGCTATGACTCCTGGAACCTCAGTTGACTGGTATGATCAACAAACTCTTAATCTTACCAACGCAACGATTTCTTGGAAGTCAATTGCTCCAAGACCTACAACTAATATCTATGTTTCCGATAGAAACGGATATAATGATGGTATTCACATCGTTGTAGTTGACGATAAGGGATCAATCACAGGAATCAAGGGTAACTTGATTGAGAAGCACGTCAACCTTTCTAAGGCTGGAGATGCAATCTCTAACGTCAACGCTCCTCAGAGAATCTACTACAAGGATTACCTTCAAGACTTCTCTGATAACATTTATGCGGGTGCTAACCCATCTGAAGCATTTGATGCATACTACTTAACCAATCCAAGAGCAACCGGATTCTCAACTGACTTCACTGCAGTTACGACAGCAGACGGTCTGTTCGGTCTCGATGCACAGAACACAACGTATTCCGCACTTGGAAATGTTTCTTACACCTTCGGTGGAGGAAAAGATTATTCCGCAACTGGTGGAATGAGTGCATCTCTCGCAAGTTTGATCACTTCCTACAACCTCTTCGAGAACAAAGATGAGATCGAAGTTGATTATCTGATCATGGGTCCTGGATGTTCTACTAAGGAACAGTCTCAAGCAAAAGCAAACAAACTGATTGCACTTGCTACTGGCAGAAAGGACTGCATGGCTCTCATCGGACCACACAGAGGAGATCTGGTTGGTGTTACTAACACAAACACTCAAACCGATAATCTGATTGATTACTTTACAACCCTCACGTCTTCCTCCTACGCGGCATTTGACTCAGGTTATAAGTATCAATATGATAGATTCAACAATCAGTTCCGCTATGTCCCTGCTAACGGAGACGTTGCTGGAATGATTTGTAGAACTGGAATCACAGCATTCCCATGGTTCTCGCCCGCAGGTCAGCAACGCGGCGTTATCAATAACGCTGTTAAACTGGCATACAATCCAACCAAGGCACAAAGAGATCGTCTCTATCCACAGAGAATTAACTCTTTCGTCACAACACCCGGTGTCGGAACGATCCTCTTCGGAGATAAGACCGCACTTGGTTACGCATCCGCCTTTGACAGAATCAACGTTCGTCGCTTGTTCCTCACTGTTGAGCAAGCCCTGGAGAGAGCAGCACAAGCACAACTCTTTGAACTGAATGATGATATCACAAGAGCAAACTTCAGAAACATCGTCGAACCATATCTCCGCGATATCCAAGCGAAGAGAGGTCTCTACGGATTCCTGGTTGTTTGTGATACCACCAACAACACTCCAGATGTTATTGACAATAATGAATTCAGAGCAGACATCTTCCTGAAGCCTGCTAAGTCCATCAACTACGTCACCCTCACATTTGTCGCCACTAGAACTGGCGTCAGTTTTGAGGAAGTAGTTGGTAGAGTTTGATCACGATATCTAAATAACAAAAGGAGGATCAAAAAATGGCCCAGTACAACACAATCGCTGATATCAGGAAGTCTCTTAATGGGGGCGGCGCACGCCCCAATCTATTTGAGGTTGACATTCCTGAGAACAGTCTCTTCAAATATATTGGAAGTGACTCCCAGTTAGATTCAAGAGTTCTTGTAAAAGCAGCTCAACTTCCTGCATCGAACGTTGCTTCAATCGACGTTCCTTTCAGAGGAAGAATCATGAAGGTTGCAGGTGATCGTACATTCGACACCTGGACAGTTACAGTTATTAACGACACTGACTTCAACCTTAGAACTGCATTCCAAAACTGGATGCAGGCTATTGCACAATATGCTGACGCATCTGGTGAAGCAGATCCACAGGCATATAAGTCAACCGCAACTGTTACCCAGTTGAAGAGAAAGTCTTCTAACTTAGGTCAGACATCTGACTCTGGTCTGGAAGCAGCATACACCTATGACTTCTTCGGTATTTTCCCAACTAATATCAGTGCTATCGACCTTTCATACGATACTGCTGATACGATTGAAGAATTCACTGTTGAATTCCAAGTCGATTATTGGGCACCTAAGGGTGTTAATGATACAATTGACGGAGCTCCTGGCGCAGGTGGTTGATAATTTTGTCCCTAAATAGTAGGGCCAAATAAATTTGTAATAATGTCGGGTAAGTTATTTGGGTTCTCGATAGAGGACACAGAACCACTATCTCCATCAGCGGTCAGTCCCGTTCCTCCTAATAATGAGGATGGGTCTGACCACTACATGAGTAGTGGTTTTTTTGGTTCTTATGTAGACATCGAAGGTGTATATCGCACTGAATTTGATCTCATCAAAAGATATCGTGAAATGGCACTTCATCCAGAGACGGATAGTGCTATTGAAGATATTGTTAACGAAGCTGTTGTTTCAGACTCCAACGATAGTCCAGTAGAGATTGAACTTTCAAATCTTAATGCTAGTGATGGTATTAAGAGCAAGATTCGTAAAGAGTTTAAGTACATTCTTGATCTTTTAGATTTTGATAAAAAAGCGCACGAAATTTATAGAAACTGGTATATTGACGGGCGTATTTACTATCATAAAATTATCGACTTAAAGAAACCCGAAGACGGTATTCAAGAGTTGCGTTATATTGACGCTATGAAGATGCGTTATGTAAGGCAGCAAAAGAAGAAACCAAACGATGGAAAAAATAATCAATTAGTAAATCTTAGAAGTAATGATCCTATGGATTATGACTTTCCTGAGATCGAAGAATATTTCATCTATAATCCAAAATCTCAATATCCAACTGGCAACCCATCAGCAACCGGTGCAAGTCAAGGAATTAAAATTGCAAGAGATGCAATCACGTATTGTACATCTGGTCTTGTAGATCGTAACAAAGGATCAACGCTTTCGTATCTTCATAAAGCCATTAAATCCATCAATCAACTTAGAATGATTGAGGATTCACTGGTCATCTATAGATTGTCCCGTGCTCCAGAGCGTAGAATCTTTTACATCGATGTTGGTAATCTGCCTAAGATGAAGGCAGAGCAATATCTACGTGATGTGATGATGCGTTATCGCAACAAACTAGTATACGATGCAAACACAGGAGAAATCCGTGATGACAAAAAATCCATGGCGATGCTTGAAGACTTCTGGCTTCCCAGGCGTGAGGGTGGAAGAGGAACTGAAATCACCACTCTCCCTGGCGGACAAAACCTGGGCGAAATCACTGATATTGAGTATTTTAAAAAGAAACTCTACCGTTCACTTAACGTCCCTCCATCTAGAATGGATGGAGAAGGTGGGTTTAACTTGGGGAGATCTTCTGAGATCTTAAGAGATGAACTTAAGTT